AGGTAAAATGGGTAATGGTGAAGAAATAGCATATTTACCATCTCAGGATGAATGGAGAAAAAAGAATTTAGGTGAAATGTATCAATATAATAAAAAATTAGCCTATATGTCAGTCCCAGATAGATCTATTAAATTACTTGTTGATCATGATATTAAACTTACTGAAAACGAGTGGATGACTATCAAACTACATGATGGGTTATATGACCAAGCTAATGAACCTTATTTAAAGTCTTTTATGCCAGAGCAAAAACCTCGAACTTCTTTAGTATTTATAGTACATCAAGCAGACTTAATGGCAGCAAGAATCGAATTTGAACAAGTATGGCTTTCTAAATTCAATGAAGAAGTTTTAGATAAACCCAAGACTAAAAAAGTAAATGCTCAAACGAGAGCTTTGGGTTCAATGAAAAGTGAAGGCTTAAAAAACATGTTAAATAGTTTATGATATTAACTATAATAATATCCATTCTATCAGTAATAGTAGTAATTTTAGGATTTACTACTTTTAATTTACTCCGTAAAAATGAAAAACAAGAAGATATATTAGCAGAATATCTTATGTATTTAGATAGACTATCTAAAACAATAGATGTTTCTGATAAAAAACTTAAAGAAATAGATCGAGCTGGTACATTTAAATCTGATGATGAAGTTGGGTATTTTTTTAAATCTATCCAGGACATTCAGGATATCTTGAATGATTTTAAGTTAAAAGAAATAAAATGATTACCGTGGCTAAAAAAAGAAGACCAAGGAGTAAAAACTACTTCACAAAAGATACCGAAAATGCTATCGTTAGATACAATAATGAACCTAACTCAGAAATAAGAAGTAAAATATATAGGAATGAAATTCACTATGCCTTTTTTAAATTAACGGAAAACATAATTCACACTTTTAAATTTTATTATACTGAGGTAGATCAAATAGAACATCTACAACATGAAGTAATAACTTTTTTACTTTCTAAAATACATTTATTCAACCCCGATAATGGAGCAAAAGCATATTCATATTTTGGTACCATAACAAAAAATTGGTTAATAGTATATAACACAAAAAATTATAAAAAACGAATCCAAAAAGCACCTGTAGATGAACTATATAAGGATGATAATTATTCTTATAATATGGGTGAAGAAAAGGAAAAAGATAGATTATCTATTTTTATAGATAGTTATATCAAATATGTTGAAGAAAGATTTAATATATTTTTTCCTAAAGGTAATGATGCTAAAGTAGCAGATGCAATATTAGAATTATTTCGTAAAAGAGAAAACTTAGAAATATTTAACAAAAAAGCATTATACATTTATATTAGAGAAATAATGGCTACACATGGTTTAGAAGTTAAAACACCTAAAATTACTAAAATAGCAAATAAACTATATGGGCTATTTAAGGATAACTATGTTTATTACTTAGAAACTGGATATATAGATTTTGAAAGACCCTAACTAATCATATTTATACATGAATAAAACGTATAATTATGAGTCATTTAGATAAAAACATATTTGGTAAAAAATCATACTCAGATTTACTTAAAGAAATCTATGATAATCAAAAGAAGAAAGAAACACAAATTACAGCGTTAATCAATGAACTAAAACCATTAATTAGCGATATAGGTGATGCTACAATGATAGTACCACTTATAAAAGAATACATGGAACTAGGTATTAAAAATGATGAAGCGCTTATAAAAGTTGCTACTATTTTTCAACGTATATTTGCAAACGAGGGTAATGAAGAAAATGGATTTGGTATATCTGAAGAAGAAAAAGAACAATTACTTAAAGAAATTCAAAATTTACAATTACCACCTAAAAAGGAAGAATAATGGCAGGTTTTGAAAGTGGGTTAACAGCAAACAGGCAACCATCTAATAGGGTCCAAACAAGTGGGATTAATCAGTTATCCTCACTTTTATCTGATAGTAAAAATGGTATTCAAGTTGGTAGAGTAATTGACATTATCTTAAATAAAGATTATCCTAATATAGAAAAATATGGAGGGTTAAATGCTATTGGTACTATTTTTTTTTCAAAAGTAGGTTTTGAATCTACAGGGTTTAATCAAGCAAAACCCTTTTTCCCTCAGATCACCTCATATCCTCTTATAAATGAACTTATTTTAATTTTCCAACTTTCAGACACAAGTATAGGAATTAATTCTTCTGAAACTTCATATTATTATATAAATTCTATTAATCTATGGAATGCACCTCATCATAATGGATATCCTAATTTATCTGATGGGGTAAATGATTTAGAACAAATAGCAGATTATAAATCAACTTCCCAAGCAGGGGGAGAAATAAGAAAAGTTAATGATAGTTCAACAGAAATAGATTTTAATAGTCCTGCAAATCCTACCCAAAATACTTTTATAGAAAGATCTAATATTCATCCACTCCAATCTTTTACGGGTGATAATATATTTCAAGGTAGATGGGGGAATAGTATTAGATTAGGAAGTACAACTAGACTTAATGATGGAGTTAAATTAAATGATTGGTCTGAGGTTGGTGACAATGGAGATCCTATTACTATTTTAAGAAATGGTCAACCTTTAGATGCTACAAATGAGGGATGGGTTCCTATAGTTGAAGATATTAATAAAGATTTATCATCTATATATTTAACATCTACACAAAAACTAAAAGAATTTAAGGCTTCAAGCACATCTTATAAATCTTATACTACCCAAGATAATGAAGTCCCCACTCCACCTAATGATTATAATGGTAAACAAGTAATTATAAATTCAGGACGTTTGTTATTTAATACTAATGAAGACCATATAATGTTATCTTCACAAAGAACTATTAGTTTTAATGCTAAAAGAGGATTTAATTTTGATACCCCATCTAATTTTGTAGTAGAAGTAGGAACTACTATTAAACTTGGAAGTAAAGAAGCAACAGAACCTTTAGTTAAAGGAAATACTTTATTTAAAGATTTAGATTTTATGTTAGCAGCTTTAATTCAATTAATAGGAATAATAGAATATAGTAATTTATATCCTGGGGGTATTCCCGCACCTGATAGTGCTTTATCTACAGTATCTAGTACTACAAAAGAAGCATTAAAAAATATAAAGAAAAATCTAAAAAATATATTATCAAAAACTAGTAAAACCATATAATGCCAGATCAAGGAACTAAAGAATATTATATTGAATTATTTAATTCTCAAAATGGACCTGTTAAACCTGGTAAACCTGAAGGAGAAGGACAAGGTTCTGATGAAAGTGTAGATTTAAATTTTTCTAGAACACAAGCTAGATTAAAAGCTAGAGTTAATTTTGCAGAACAATTTACTGGGGCTGTTGATGTTACTACACTAGAAACTATAAAAGAATCAACGTATCAATTAAATAATAATCATTACTTTACAATTAATAGATCAAAATTTAGAGGTATTGAAAATAACCCAGAACCATCTACAGAACCAATTTCCACCCTATCTTCTCAACAAACATATTCTTTAATTTCTCGAGGTGATGGTATAAGGGGAACTTTAAGTATTTCAGAGCCAGTTTCCTATGATGGAAAAGAATTTCTAGAATTAACAGCTGTATTAAATAGTTTTCCTAAAGAATTTCTAGAAAGCAGAGATGATTATGATTTTAGTAATTATACCTTTGGTAGTGAATTTGAAAATAATGGTAATATATTAGAAATTTCTAATTTTTTTCTTCAAAATGAATTAAATCCCGAATTAAAACTTTTAGGTCTTAAAGGTGATGTTGAAATTGATGATAGAGAAGTAGCAGAAGCAGAAGTAATAGAAGTTTTTGAAAGTACTTTAGTAGATAAAAATACTTTTGAACCTATAGTAAACGCTACTATTGATGATGGAAAAGGAAATCAAACTAAAACGGACAAAAATGGAAATTTTAAAATTAAAATTCCATTAAGTAAAATAGATCCTAAACCAGCTAAATTAATTATTTCATCTCCGAATTATTCTCAAGAAACCATTACTCCAGTTACACAAGATGGAAATGTAAGAGATACTTTAGGAATAATTCCTTTAACAACTACAAAAGAACAAATCCAAGAAGAAGAAAGAAAAGAAATATTACTCCCAGAACCACAAATAAAATCACTACAAGCTTTAAAAACTGATTTTGAAACTAAAAAACAAATAGCTATAAATAATATTATTATTAGATTAAAAACTGTATTACTACCTCAAGTTTTAAACATGATAGCAGTTTTTGGAATATCAAAGATTCAAGAAGCTTTAGGAAAAAAATTTGGAGATCTAAATGCTACTTGTCCTGCTAATATTGATGAATTAAATAAATTAATTGCTAGAAAAAATAAATTAACAAAAGCATTAAATAATATATATAATTTTTTAGAAAGAATTGAACTAGGAGTAGAAATTTTGGATAAAACTATAACAGCAGCTGATATAGCTTTAACAACAGCTCAGGCTTTAACTTTTGTCCCTTCAACCATAGCAACACCAATTCCATCAGCATCTTCAAATGTAGTAGAAAAAATAAGACGAGAACTTAAAAAATACAAATTAATAAGTTCATCAACTTTGCTAGTGCTAGAAATTTTAACAGAAATTTTATTTAAAATTATCCAGTATTTAAAATTATTAGATTCTCTTATTGGGGGTTGTACTCAGGAGCTTCCTGATTCTCAAGAAAATTCTGAACAAATTCAACAACAAATAAGTAATGATTTACTTAAAGCAACTGAGGAACAATCAAAACAACTCTCTCCTGTTATAACTAATGTAAATGGTTTTGAAATGGGAGTAATATCCGAAAATGGTGAAACTAACTTTAGTCTTAAAAGAAGACAGGCAATAGCTAAAAATAAAGAAGGAGTAATTATGCTTAGGGGAGAACTTTCATTTTCCTCAAATGATCAAATACTCATAGATGAATTAGTATTCTATATTAAACAAAATAATTTAAAAGCAGGTTTAGCAGGAACTTCTTCAACCCAACAACAAACAACCCAACAACAATTACCACAGTCATCACCTGTTTCTTCTGGAGGCAATATTTCTGGTGGAAGTGGAGGAGGAGGAGGTGGAGGTTATTAAACCTTTAATTAATTTAATATTTATAACAAACACAATAATGAAAACCGAAGCACTTAAAAGAATAATAAAAGAAGCTGTAAGAGAAGCTATACAAGAAGAGCTAAAAGAAGTTTTATTAGAAGCAGTTAAAGCACCTAAAGCTGTAGTTACACAACCAATACAAGAAAGTATTACATCAACTACACCCGCACCTGTTACACAAACACCTAAAAAATCTTTATCTGAACAAAGACAAGCATATATGGATATTATAGGCGAAACAGGATTAAATATGAACAGTACACATGCCCAAGGATTTGGCAATAAACCTTTTAACCCTACAGGTAATATAGATACTACATCAGCAAATGGAAGTTTACCTGCGGGAGAAGTTAATATGGATCAAATAATGGGATTAATGACTAAATAATGGCATTTAATGCTAGACAAATATCACCAATTGACTTTAATAAAAGTGCTGCCGTAGGGGTAGATATTCCTTTTTCTGAAAAGGGTATATTTAAACCTAATTATACTACTAAAGAAGCTACAAAAAACAATTTAATTAATTATTTTTTAACAAACCCAGGTGAACGTCCTTTAAATCCAAATTTTGGCGCTGGATTAAGAGCTTTTATTTTTCAACAAATCACGGATGATAATTTAGATTTTTTACAAGAAGAAATATCAAGCAATTTAACACAATTTTTTCCTAATATTAATGTAGATAACTTATCAATAGGAAGAGAAGAAGATAAA